GAATGGGTTTTTTTCTACAGATTACAGTTCATCCCGCCGCCTTTTCCTGTTCTTTTTTGTGACCATAATTGAGAAAAAGGGGAAAAGATGACTTTAAGAACTGGATTAGGAAAGGGCAGACCTGCACGAATAGACAGGGTAAGCGCAACTGACCCTTTGAAAAATAACATGGATGTTTCCAAGCCTTTGAAACAGACCATTATTGATGCGGTAAGTCATGCTGATTGGATACCTGCAACAAATGCACCATATCTAATCACTGCATTGGGCTTAGCAGAACAGTGGGATGTTCAACCTGATAGGCGTGACCGCATAGCAGAAAAGTTAATTGCGGTTCTAAGGGCTTTATTTCAACCTGAATCTGTAGCGAATGAAACAGATGCAGTGGATGCTTTAATCACAGAATTGAGAATCAATGAATCCAAAATGGCTTCCAACTAAATTTACTAAACCATTGGATGAACACTTCGCAACAAGCGGGGATGTTGTAATTGGGTTAGCGGAAGCATTTATGGTCATGCCTGAAAAGGGTTATGAGAAGTTAAGACTTACAGAATGGCAGAAATGGTTGATAAGAAGTGTCTTAGAAAGATACCCCTTGAACCATCCTGACCCTGAAAAGCAAGGAAGACTTAGGTATAAGCAAGTAGTCATTTCAATGCCACGCAAGCAAGGTAAAACTTTATTGGGTTCACTATTCGCTTTATGGGGTTTATTAGCACATGAAGATGCACCTGAAGTTATATCTGTTGCTTCAACTGCAGACCAAGCAAGACTTGTCTATAAGCAAGTATTAAATCAAATTGGAAACAGTGAATATCTAAGACCAAGATTTAAGAAAATGACAGAATTCAAAGGAATCTTTACTGCAGATGGTGATGGGCGTTATGTAGTTATTGGTAATCGCCCCGCTTCAGCGCAAGGGCTTCATCCTTCAATGGTTATCTTTGATGAACTTCATGTAAGTAACAAGGATTTGTGGACAGCCCTTTCATTAGGTTCTGCCACACGAAAAGACGGAATTGTCATTGGGATTACTACTGCAGGGGATGATGGAAGTGAACTACTGCTAAACCTTTACAGGAATGGGGAATACGCAGTTGACAGCCCTGCAGAAATGGAAAGATTTGGGTTCTTTCTATGGGAAGCCCCTGACGGATGTGCAGTTAATGACAGGGAAGCCATTGAACAAGCCAATCCCAATTTAGTTGAAGGCATATTGTCATGGGCGAATGTTGAAGCGGAAATTGCAACCATGCCTGAAGTGGATGCAAGAAGATACAGATTAAATCAATTTGTTAGCGCATCAAATTCATGGATACCTTTTGGCCTATGGCAATCACTGCCTAAAGGCTTTATTGACCAATCACAGCCTGTCACCATTTCATTTGATAGAACACCATCATGGGATGCGGCTTCAATATGCGTAGCACAAAAACAAGGTGACATGTATGTCACTGAATTAGTCGCACAAATAGTCAGACCTGACAAACAAAAAGCCATAAATCTTCTTACTGATTTGGCAAATAAATATCAGGCTACCTTCCTTCTTGATGGGCTTTTCAATAATGAAATTATTATGGAACTTAGATTAAAGGGCGTTGAAGTCGTTGCTTTAGGGCTTAGGGATATTGTTGCGGCTTCCAATATGGCATTTTCTAACATAGTAAATAAGAAAATCGCACATAGCCATGACCCAATAATCACGCAACAAATCAATAATTGCGTAAGAAAAAACATTGGGGATGCTTGGAAAATATCAAGGAAAGACAGTATTTCTGATATTGATGCGGCTATGGCAACTATTGTTGCAATTTGGGGCAGTGACCAAGAATTAAAAACTAAGCCAATGGTGCATTAATGAAAATAAATTTTCTGATTAAGAAAAATATCAATGATATAATAGGAAGTGGATATGGGATTATTTGATTTTTTAAGAACTACTAAACAAGAAGAACCAACTGAAAAGCGTGGGGTTGAAGCCCTAATACCTTTAAGGTCTGTTCAAACTGTAAGCATGGACACAGCCCTAACATTGGGTGCGGTTTATCGTTGCGTTAACATAATTGCAACAAGCATAAGTCAATGTCCAATTGAAGTGTTGCGAAATGGTGTTGAACCCATATCTGTTCCATCATTTATCGCAAGGCCAACGATAGGAAAGACACAAAGACAATTTCTATATCAAACTGCCACTGCATTAGCCCTTGAAGGTAACGCCTATTGGTTGATTACCCGCAGGGGTGAAGCAGTTGTCAACATTCAAGTGCTACCTGTTGGACAGGTGGGCGTTGAAAAACTTGCAGACAATACTGTCAGATACAGTTACAACGGCGTTCTTCTTGACCCTGCAGAATTAGCACATCTTAAGTTGTGCGATATAGCAGGAAGGGTCACAGGCTTAGGGGTTATACAAGCCGCAAGAAAAGACATTCAGAACGCCCTTGATGTGCGTGAATATGCAATTGAATTCTTTTCAGATGGTGCAGTTCCTTCAGGAATTTTAAGCACTGACCAACACTTAAATGCAGACCAAGCGGAAGCATTAAGAACCCGCTTCATTGAAACAAATCAAAAGAACACACCTGCAGTTCTTTCAAATGGACTTGAATATCAGCAACTTAAACTTTCGCCTAAAGATTTACAGTGGCTTGAATCAAGACAATTTAGTATTCAGGACATAGCAAGATTATTTGGCGTTCCTGCAACTTTCCTACTGGCTAACAGTGGGGATTCACAAACATACGCAAATCTTGAAACAGTAAATCGTGCCTTCGTTAATTTCACCCTAATGGGTTATTTTGGCGTTATTGAAGATGCGTTATCCGCACTTCTTCCAATTGATTCTGTTGCAAAATTTGATTTAGACAATTTCTTGCGTGGTGACACTGCATCAAGATATGCGGCTTATGAAAGCGCATTAAGGGCAGGATGGCTAACAAGAAATGAAATAAGGCAATTTGAAGGATTATCTGAATTGCCACCATTGGAGAACATACAAAATGGAATTACTACATAGAGAATTTGAAATCAGAAATGTTGATACAGATTCAAAGGAAGTAACAGGGATAGCAGTTCCCTACAATGAAATAACACAGGTTGGGCGTATGAAAGAAAAATTTATGCCTGATTCTGTAAATGTAAATAAACTGCCAAAACTTTTTTACAACCATGATGAACCAATTGGAATTGTTCGTTCAATGAACGACCAAGAAGATGGGCTTCACATAACTGCAAAAATAAGTGACACCGCTAAAGGCCAAGATGCTTGGACATTAGTTAAAGATGGTGTTGTGCGTAGTTTTTCAATTGGCTTTGTGCCTGTTGAACACACGCTTGAAGGTGATGTAGTGGTTAGACATAAGGTGGATTTGAAAGAAATCAGCCTTGTCGCACTACCTGCCTATGAAGGGGCAATCATTACTGAAATCAGAAATGAAACCCCTGAAACAAACAATTTAGGAGAAACAACCATAATGGAAAACACAATTAAAGAAACAGTGGACTTGAACCCTGTCATTGACGATTTGAATCGTCGTGTGGCGGTTCTTGAATCACCTAAGACCACTTCATTTACAACGCCAAAAATTCGCACATACGGCGAATATATCAAAGGCTTGATAAATGGTGATGAAGATGCACAAACAATGTATCGTGCATTAACAACTGTTAGCGATATTCCTGGACTTGTAAGTCAGCAAAATTTCGTCACAGATATTAAGAAAGTAGTAGATACAGGAAGACCTGCAGTTGCGGCTTTCAGTTCTGCACAAATTCCACCATCTGGAATGACAGTTTATTACCCACAGGTAAATGTTCAGGGTGCTACTTCAACAGTGCAAGCGGCTGAAGGTGATGCATTAAACAACGCAGAATTTACAGTTTCACAGGGTTCAGCGACAATTAAAACAATTGGCGGTTACAACCAAGTATCACGACAGGTTGCAGAAAGGTCTGACCCTTCATATCTTGAAGCACTATTTAGGATGCAAGCAATTGGTTATGCAAAGCGCACTGACCAAGAATGTATTGCTGTCCTAACTGCTAATGATGCAAACTTTGGAAACGCATCAGTTGCGGCAGGAACGGCTAAGGCATGGCTTACTGCGGCGGCAGACTTATCTGCACACATTTATTCTGCAGGTGGCTTAACTGCCAACTTCATGCTGGTTTCAAAGGATGTATTCAAAGACCTTGCAGGACTTGTTGACGGCGTAGATAGACCACTATTTAGCGCATTAAATCCTGCTAACAACATTGGCACTGCCAACATTCCAAGATTAGAAGGAAACCTATTTGGTCTTCCAGTTATCGTGGATGTAAATCTTGCAGATGATAAGGCTTATCTATGTTCAAGTGATGCAATCACTAACTATGAATCAGCAGGTGCGCCGTTCAGAATTTCACAAGAAACTGTTACTGCACTAACGCAAGATTTCGCAGTTTATGGCTACATGGCCACTGCTATGAACAATGTCAACGGCATTGGAAGATTTACATTTTAATTAAATAGGGGGATGGTGTTATGCCAATAACTTGGACAGACTTAAAAGCATATGTTGGTTCTACAACCACAGATGATGCTTTTGTGCAGGGTTGCTTTGATGAAGCAAAACTATTAGTGAATAACTTTGCGGATGCTGATTATGTGCCTTCAAAGATTATGGACAGGGCTTATCTTGAATGTGGTTCAGAACTGTATCACCGCAGGTCAGCACCTAACGGAATCGCACAGTTTTCTTCATTTGATGGGCAACCTATACGAATTGCTCGTGACCCTATGACACCTGTCTATCCATTACTAAGAAGGTTCGTGCCTTATCTATGACAATCAATGTGATTACACAGACAAAGACCAACCTTGCGACGGAATTGATAGCGGATGGAATAAATACTGAAACATATATCCCACCACGCATAACACCACCCCTTGCAATAATTTCACCTGACAACACATATGTGACGCAAGGTGACACTTTTGCAACTTTTAGAATTGGATTACTTATCACACTGGTTGCACAAAATGCTTCCAATGAAAAAGCAACTGAAGCACTTGATGAACTTATCGTCACTGCAATAGGTGCAATACCTGCCCAATGGGCAATTGACAGCGTAGAACAACCATTCGCATTAAGTGCGAATAATGCTGAATATATTGCAACAAGAATGGCAGTTTCTACACAAATAACAATTTAGGAGAAATAAAAAGATGCCAACAAGCACACGAATTAAAGGTCGCAACCTTGTTCTTACATTAGACGGCGTAGATTACGCAGTTGATGCTTCATCCATCCTTCTTACAAATGAAGATAAAGATGGGGAAGTTAGAACTTTTGCAGACATAACACCACCTAAGCAGTGGTTTTTTGAAATTGAAGGAATACAAAGCACAGATGCAGATTCTTTGTGGGATGCCCTATGGGATAACGACGGAAACGCCATGAACTTTGTGTTCAAACCGCATGGAAATGCAACCGCTTCAGTATCACAACCACACTTCACTGGAACAGTTGAAGTAAAAGGGAAACCGCCAATTGGTGGTGCGGCAGATACAACATTTGTATTTGATGCACGACTTGACCTATTAGTTGGAACAGAACCAACAAGGGTTACAGCGTAAGGATTAACTATGGCGGCGGCAATTGAAGTAACAGGTATCAGGGAACTGAATAAAGCCTTGAAGGGCGTTGGTGATGACTTTGAAGATTTGAAGGATGCCAACCAACTTCTTGGACAACTTGTTGCTAATCGTGCCACCGCTTTAGTTCCTGTTAGGTCAGGAAAACTTCAATCATCTATTAAGACAAATCGTGCCAAAAACAAAGTCACGATTTCTGCAGGTAGGGCTGCAGTGCCTTATGCGGGTGTCATTGAATATGGATGGGGTAAGCGTGGAATCAAAGCAAGGCCTTACTTAAACAGGGCAGTTAATGAAAAGAAGGGTGAAATAAAAGAAAAGTATGAAGAAAACATTAAGAACATTATTAAGAAATATGACTTGGATTAGGGGTAAAAGTGATTGAAGAAGACTTTATGCAGAACCTTAAATGGTCTGAATTAAGCGAAATTGAAGATTATGTTGGATGCAACATGGATGAATGGACAACAAATGCTTCAAAGGCCAAGTTGGCTTTTTGTATGCAGTATCTATTGGCTAAAAGGGTTAAACCTGAATTAACCATAAAAGATGCAGAACAAATGACCATCAAGGAATTGGCTGAAGTTGCAGGTGTTGAACTAAACCCAAAAGAAGTGACTTCCACTTAAGCCTTATGGCGAAGTTCTGTTTGGTCACTGGATTCACACCACAGGATTTCTGGAATATGACTTTAGGGGAATACATGGCATTTGTTAAAGAAATAAAAAGGAGAAACACTTAAAGTGGCACAACAGATAACGATTGACATTGTCGCAGAAACACAAAAACTGCAAGCGGGTGTCGCAACTGCTAACAAGCAATTGGGAACAGTTGAAGATGGGCTAAAGGGCTTAGCGGCTACCGCTATTGCCACAGCATCAGCATTTGTTCTTCGTGAAGGTGTCACATTTCTAAAACAAGGTATTGATGAAGCAAAAGAAGCGCAACAGACCATGCGTGAAGCCACCACAACATTTGGAGAAGGCAGTAAAGCCTTAGAACAAATCACTGCAGAAGCCACAAAATTTGGAAACGCCCTTGCAGTAGATAACGACACAATTATTCAACTTGCAACCCAATTAGGTTCAAGATTGCCAAAAGAAGCGCAAGCATTAAGCGCACAATTAGTAAATACATTTTTTGATGTTGAAGCATTTACAGGTGGGGCAGTAAAGGCTGAAGCAATAACAAGCAAGTTAGGAAAAGCCTTTGCAGATGGTGAATTAAGGGCAGGGGAACTTGAAAAGATATTTCCCGCACTGACCGCTAAGACCTATGAACAGGCTGAAGCATTATCTAAGGCAGGAAAGAACACTGAAGCCTTAACCCTTCTTATAGGCGAATCACAAAAGGCTTATGGTGATGCCGCAGAAAAAAATGTAACTTCATCACAAAAATTTGAAGTGGCACTTGCTAACTTAAAGGAAACAGTTGGAACAAAGTTGCTTCCATTTGTAGAAAAGTTAGTTGATACGGCTACTAAGTTAATTGATAAGTTCGCAACCTTAAGTCCAACTACACAAAATGTAATTCTTGGTTTTACAGGTGTTGTTGCAATAGGTGGCCCACTATTGACTTTTCTTGCTAATGCTAAAACTGCACTTATCACGCTAACAGGTATTCAAGGGGCAACAAAGATTGCAACTGACCTAACTACAGGGGCTATTGCAGGGCAGACAGTGGCTACAAATGTGGCAACAGGTGCAACAAATAGATTAAAGATTGCACTTGCTTCAACAGGAATTGGACTTCTTATTGTTGCTATTGGAACGC